ACGCGAGGTCCTAGACCTAGCTACAGCCGAAGCTCGTGGACTATCTTCTGAGGAAAGCGAAAAGATTGCTCGCATTGAGGCTGACATTGACCAGCGCGATGCAGCGATTGACACCGCACGCAAGCTAGCTGAGCGCGAGAACCGCGCTTACGAAGCTGCTGCAACACTAAACACAACCGTTGAGGAAAGCCGTAAGTCAGAGTCTGACATTCTGCGCTCAATCGCTATGGGAGAAATCCGTGGCGGTCACGAGTTCAAGTCTGAAAAGCGTACACTTACTTCTTCTGACAACACTGTTCCAAAGAGCTTCTACGACCAGGTATTCCAGATCGCTAGACTTGCTGGTCCAATGCTTGAGCTTGGTGAAGTTATCAACACTTCAACTGGTGAGAACCTAACCATCCCGACCCTAACTGCTCGCTCAACCGCGACCATCAAGGGACAGGGTGTTCAGATTTCTGACTCAGACCCAACATTCAGCTCAATCACACTAGGGGCTTTCAAATATAGCTTCCTGGTACCTGTCGCTAACGAACTATTGAACGATGCAGGTTTTGACCTATCAGCGCTTATCGCTGAGCAGGCTGGTAACTCAATCGGTTTCGCAGTAAACACTGGTCTAACCACTGGAACTGGAACCGTTGAGCCTACTGGTGTTATGACCGCTGCTTCTTCTGCTGTAACTGGCGGAACTGGAGTTGCTGGTGCGCCAACATACGAGAACATCGTGGACTTGGTTTACGCACTAGACGGTCAGGCACGCCTACTACCTGGCGTTGGCTTCATCACCGCTAAGTCTGGTCTTGCTGCACTTCGCAAGATCAAGGATGGCGATGGACGCTACATCTGGACTGACGGTGGAAACGCTGCTCAGAACCAGCCAGCTACCCTACTTGGCTACCCAGTCTACGAGAACCCAGCAGTTGCCGCAGTTGCAACTGGCGCTTTCTCACTAGGCTTCGGACACATGCCTAGCTACAAGGTTCGCACCGCAGGTGGAATCCAGATTGCACAGTCTGGTGACTTCGCGTTCGACAAGGATGTAACCACATTCCGTGTCACCATGCGCGTAGACGGAAACCTAACCCACGCTTCACATGTTGTGAAGTACAAGGGTGGAGCAAGCTAAACCCTAGCTAAAAAGCTGAAAGACCCCTAGCGTGTAGGTTCGCTGGGGGTCTTTCTTTTGCTATGCTAAGGACAAAGAAAGGCAACCTACATGTCTAAAATAAAAGGGACTGTTTCCGTATTCTCAAATTCGCCAGGACAGCCAACAGGCTACGGCATCGCTGCTGAAGCGCTAATACAAAGACTAAAAAGAGACGGCACAGATGTGTCTGCTATCTCTAACTACGGAAACGAAGGAATCAAGACTCAGTTCGCCACAGAATACGGCGATGTGCCTGTTTACCCTCGTGGAACTGATGTCTACTCAAACGATTCTGCCATTTTGTCGCACAAACATTGGAAAGCTCTGAATGAAAAGCAACCTGATCTGCTAATTACGCTCTACGATGTCTGGGTTTTCAAGGGAAAAGGCTGGGATGACATAAATGTTGCCTCTTGGACCCCGATTGACCACTCTCCAGTGCCACCAGGAGTCGCAGAATGGTGCAAAAAGCCAAATGTGACACCTTTAGCGATGTCAAAATTCGGTCAGAAAGAGCTTGCAAGCAAAAACATAGATTCAATCTACATTCCGCACTCGATTGACACCAAAATCTTCAACAGAAAAGACAAAATAGCCAATCAGAGCATTGAAGACTACATGGGATTCAAGAATGACCGCTTTATTGTCGGTATGAACGCCGCTAACAAGGCAGCAGGGCTAATTCATCGCAAAGCCTTCGGTGAAAACCTTATGGCGTTTTCTATTTTTGTCAAAAAGCACCCAGAAGCCATCCTTTACATCCACACAGACCCAGTTAGCGGTCACGGCTGGAACTTGATGCAACTTGGGACCCTTTTAGGCATCCCAGCGGACAACATGGCTTTTGTAGATCCAATTAGCTACCGATTCGGTATCAGCCAAGAAGACCTAGCAGGAATCTACAGCTCTATGGATGTTTTGCTTGCTACAAGCTACGGAGAAGGCTTCGGAGTGCCTACAGTTGAGGCTCAGGCGTGTGGAGTGCCAGTTATCGTCTCGGACTTTGCTGCTTCAGCAGAATTAGTTGGCGATGGATGGCTAGTCGGTGGTCAGCCTCTCTACGACAACGCTCAGGGAGCTTTCTTCAACATTCCATCAGTCCCGCTTATTGTCCAGGCACTAGAAGAAGCGTTTGAGCGAGGAAAAGGCAAATCTGACAAAGCTATTGAGTTTGCTCAGGAGTTTGACCATGATTCGGTCTGGGAGAAGAACTGGATGCCTGCTCTAAAAACGCTGCTCAAATAGGCGATAGACTAGAGCTAGATTTAGCAAAGGAACCCAATGGCAATCACCAATGGATATGCGACCCTAGCTCAAGTAAAAGGCGCACTCCGAATCACAGACAGCGTAGATGACTCTCTACTAGAAATGGCTATTGAGTCTGCCTCAAGACTTATTGACGGCTACACCTATCGGTACTTTTACAACGCAGGAACAGCAACTAGAGACTTTGTTGCATCAGACTCCTACCTGACAATTATTGACGATTTGATTAGCCTCTCTGAGCTAAAGACAACTGACGAAATTGGTAGCGAGTATGTCACTTGGAGCGCAGGCGATTACCAGCTACGCCCAGTAAACGGAAAGCAAGACGGACTAAACACTCCGTACACCAGCATCCTTTCTACCGATGACTTGCTGTTCAATGTTCTTGGTGAGCAAGCTCTTGTTCGCGTGACTGGAGTATGGGGCTGGTCAGCAGTTCCAATCGCCGTCACTCAGGCAACCATCATTCAGTCATCTAGAATCTACAAGCGCCTTGACTCGCCTCTTGGTGTTGCAGGATTCGGTGATCTTGGAGCTATTCGTGTTGGTCGTGCGCTTGACCCAGATGTAGAACAGCTAGTCATGCCATACCGCATTATGAGGAACTTCGCCTAATGGCTTCTATCTCAGACATCCGCGCTGGGATTGCCGCTAACCTTGCGACCATCCCTGGTCTTCGGTCAGCCGCAGAAATCCCTGATAACCCGAACCCGCCAGTGGCTATTGTATCTTTGGATTCGGTCAATTACGACAGAGCCTACGCAGGTGGCATGGTGGACTACAGCTTTACAGTGACCGTGATTGTAGGCAGGTCAGCCGAGAGGATTGCTCAGAGAACACTAGACACTTACATCTCGACAGGGCAAAACTCTATCAAAAATGCGATAGAGTTAGACAAGAGCCTCGGTGGTGCAGCCTACGACTGTCGAGTCACTTCATTGAACTCCATTGGTTCAATTCAACTAAATGACAACACATATTTGGCAGCAGACTTTACGGTCTCTGTCATAGCAAACTAGGAGAAATCGTGGCTAAATTTTACGCTCAGGATTACAAGATTACCGTTGGAACTGCTAACCTAAGCACATCCTTGGCTTCTGTAACCCTTGACATCACTGCAGACGAAGTAGAAACAACTGCTTTCGGTTCGTCTTACCGTACACGCATTGGCGGACTAAAAGACGCTTCTGTATCACTTGACTTCCACCAGGACTTCGGAGCTGGAGCTGTAGACGCTCTATTGTTCCCGCTTCTTGGCTCAACCGTAGCTGTAAAGATTGTTCCTACTTCTGGAACCATCACCGCTACCAATCCTGAATATTCCATGGACTGCTTGGTTACCCAATATCAGCCATTCGCAGGAGCTGTGGGAGACCTCGCTACCCTGTCAGTAACATGGCCTGTATCTGGTGCTGTCACCAGAGCAACCGCAGCAGCCTAATTCCTGCTAGGATTCAGCTATGAGACTAAACCTACAAGTACAGTACACAGCTAAGCCTGACGAGGCGAAGGATCTTGTTTGCAACCCATCAGACATGGTGAAGTTGGAAGAAAGATACAACATCTCGATAGCCAGTCTTGAAAACAACATCAAGATTACTCACTTGCTTTTCCTAGCTTGGGCAAGCGAGTCCCGCACTAAAGCAACTACTCTTTCGTTTGAGGAATGGGTGGACACCGTAGAAAGTGTTAGCCCGTCTGAACAAAAAAAATAGTTGGGCTTGGTGACTCATCAGCTCATTGGTACATCGCCACATTAGCTGTTGAGACAGGCATCAGTCCCATTGAGCTTATGAAGCTTGATGACAGGATGCTCTGGACCATTGGTCGCTATCTTGTATGGCGAGCCACACACCAAGCACCTAAGCGCTGAGAAGAAGCACCCTTCGGGGTGCTTCTTTTTTGTTCGGTAGACTTAGGTTAGATAGGCGGACTAACGGATGAAACTTTACACTAGCGGAACTGGTGCTTTGAAGGTTTACGCATCCGACTACAAAAAGCTCATCAGAGAACTAAACAAGGTAGACAAGACTCAAAGCCTAGAGCTAAAAAGGCGCTACAGAGAAATTGCTGGTCAGGGTCAGCGTTCGGTAAAAGATGAGCTAGACAGCCTAGGTCGTACTGGACCTGCTCCAAAGGGTATGCTTCACGGTGGTCGTACTGGTTGGGGAACTAACTACGGTAAGACTGGTGGCCCAGTCAGCGGTGTAAAGCGCTACCCATACAACTCTGTGATGATTGAGGCTTACACAAGAGCCAAAAGAGGCCAGACGGGCATTGCACGCCTAAGAGTTAGATCAGCAGCTACAGTCCTTACTGACCTAGCTCAAAAGTTTCAAGGTATTCGACAGACAAGGGCCTATAACATTCGGTTATTTGGCGGTCCAGAGATTACTCGTAGACACACAACTAGCTACAAATCTACGGCTTACTTTATCCGCAAGCTTGGTGCAATTACCAAGCCAAGCAAGAAAAAGAAGTCAAGGAATGTTTATCCTGGCTTTGACAAGGCTTACCCTGCCATGAAGAAGGAAGCCGAGATAGCGATTCAAAAGGCTGTCAGAATAGTACAAACAAACATTGATAGGACAACTCGATGAGCAACATGTTCTTGAATGTGGTCAGCACATTCAAAGGCGATGGCATAAACCAAGCCACTAGACAACTAGGCGCTTTTGGTAAGGCTACTAGCGGATTCGGCTCTATGCTTGGCAAAGTCGGTGGGGCCTTAGCAGCTTTTGGTGTTGCTACTAAAGCTGTTCAGTTCAGCAGGGAGAGCATTAGTGCTGCTCGTGATCTTGAGAGAAACCTATACGCACTTGATACTGTTTTTGACAGCCTTTCACCAGGGATGCGTCAGTTTGCTATAGACGCAGAAAACATTGGTCTAAGCCAGTCCAAGGCTGCCAAGGCATCCGTATTCATTGGTTCGGTTCTAAAGCAATCTGGTTTCGCAATGAACGATGTTGCAAAAGAGACTAAGAACCTTGTAGCCCTAGGTACTGACCTAGCTGCTCTGTATGGCTACGATGTGCAAGAAGCCTTGCTTGGTATGACTGCGCTGTTCCGTGGTGAATACGACCCGATTGAGAAGTTCGGTGTCGCTATGAAGCAGAGCGAAATCAATGCTGAACTTGCTGCTAGAGGACAAAACAATCTTGAAGGTGCAGCTCGCCGTAATGCAGAGCAGACTATTCGGTTGGAGCTTTTGTACCAAAGAGCTGCCGATGCTATGGGAGCCTTTACCTCTCAAAGCGGAAGCTTATACACCGAGCAAAAGAAACTTGGTGCAACCTTTGAGAACATGCAGGCGCAACTTGGTACTGCCCTTCTTCCAGCCATCGTAGATGTGAATGAAGAACTAAGAATCCTTATTCAAGAATCTACCCCTATGCTAATCACTGCATTTGAGCAAATAGCAGCAGGGCTAGAAGGCCTTATTAGCGTTTTCAACGATGCCATGGACCCAACCACAGAACTCGGCGAAAGCTTTGCTGCACTAAACATTCAGGCAGATGCTCTAGCACAAGCGTTTGGTGCTGAAAACTTTGAATTTGATGTATTCGAGTTTGGTTCGCTAGTTATCAGAAGCCTTGTAGATTTCGTACACGACCTTATGAGATCACTTGAAGATGTGGTTATTCACCTCAAGGTAGTCGGACAGGCAATAAACGACTTCTTCTTCAATCGTGAAAAGTTTGACAAGACTGACTATCTTGCAATGCGTAATGAGCTAATGATTCTTTCTGACAGGGCAAAGGACCTTCGCCTTGAAGCAGAAATTACCACCGAAGAAATAAAGAAAATTGGTGGTTCAATAGCTCAGGCTGACAAAGCAACGCTAGACAACCTAAGAAACACAATCTACAAAACAGGGGTAAGTGCTCAAGAAGCTGCTATTCAAATGGGCGTACTCAACCGTGCTGCTGGCATAAAGCCTGGCGATGAAGGCGCACCAGGACCAGAACCAGATCCAGACCCAAGTCCAGGACCAAGCGCTGCTGCTAAAAAAGAACCAACTATTATGCAAACCCTCAAGCAAGAGGCTACAAAATCTCGCTTGGCTGGGAAACTTATTGGTAAAAACCTAAGTGAAGGTTTGGCACAACAAATTGTAGATAAAGGGCCAAAGGCTGCCAGAAAACAACTAGCAAAGATTGAGAAATCAGCAGGTAAGCACGCTACAAAACTGCAAAAGATTTACAACAGAACTGCTGCTGGTAAAGCAGAGCTAGACAGAATACAAGCTGCGCTTGACGCTAAAAATGATGAGCAAAAAAGAAAAGATGACGCTATTGCTGAGGAACTTGCTGAAAAAGAAAGAGCAAGAATTGAAGAACAGAAGCGTGTTTACCAGTCATTCTTAGATTCGGTCAAAGCTACTTTTGGCGGTATTAGAGATGCCATTGTTGGGGCTTTTGACATTAAAGGCCTAGGCGGATCTACAAACGCAATAATCCGCAACATGAACAAGCTTTTGTCTAAAGTGAGGGACTTCTCTAAGAACATCTCACAGCTTGCCACCATGGGGCTTGACCCAGCACTACTACAGCAAGTCATCCAGGCTGGTCCTATGGCTGGTGCAAGGCTGGCAAGCGCTCTTATAGCAGGTGGGGCAGGCGCTTTAGGTGAGATAAACGCAGGATTCGGTCAGATTGGCTCTCTAGCTACGGAAATCGCTACAACAGGCACAAACTCGATGTTTGGTCAAACAAAGCAGGAAACCATTTACAACATAAATGTAAGCGGTGGAGTAGGTTCTGGAGCTACCATCGGTAAAGCCATCGTAGACGCTATCAAGGACTACGAGCGCACCTCTGGTGCTGTCTGGCAGGGTGCGTAATGCCAGCTCCCGCAGTCAAGGTTGAGCTTGGCCTAAACCTAGGTCAGCGCGACCCGTTTGCCTTTGTGCTAGACAGTGCAACACGAGGCGTGCTAGATGGAACGGAGTTTACGCTCGGCGGCGAACGCTTCTTTGACATCACTGACCGACTTGTCACCGCTCAGATTCGCCGTGGTAAGTCTCAGGCGCTAGATCGCATTGACGCTGGTGTGATTTCGGTCACAGTAGACAACTCCGACAGAACCTTTGACCCGCTATACGAAAACGGTCCATACTTCGGTCAGCTCGTACCTAGGCGTTCGGTTCGTGTCACGAGCAACGACCAACCAGTGTTTATCGGCTTTATAGATGACTTTGACATTCAATACGAGCCAGGCGTGCAGTCTGTTGTTCGCATTGACGCTTCTGACGCTCTTTCAGTTCTAACCAATGCAGGGCTTGAGGAGTTCACTCCTGACTCAGAGCTATCAGGCGCTCGCATAAACACAGTCCTAGACAGACCTGAAATTGACTGGCCTGCCGAGCTAAGAGAGATTGACCCTGGCAACTCGCTCATGCTAGACGCAGATGTAGCAGAAGGCACAGGAGCGCTTGAGTACCTACAGCTTGTAGCTAACTCAGAGTTCGGTACTTTCTTCTTGGGCAAAGATGGCAAGATTGTTTTCCGCGAAAGAAACGCTGTACCTAACATCCCTGACCTAGTGTTCTCAGACGAAGTAGTTGCAGGCGCTTACACGGGTATTCAGTTCGCAGATGTAAACATCGTCTACGGATCAGAGAACCTATACAACAGAATCGCTTTGACAAACGCAGATGTCTTCCCAGAAGAAGCCTTTGCCGAGGATGCCACCTCTCAGGCAGTCTACGGACCAAGAACTCTAAGCCAAACAGGACTGCTTATTCAGGAGCCTCAGCAGCTTCAGTTCCTAGCCGACTTCTTTCTAGCTCGCTACAAAGAGCCTCAGTACCGCTTTGAGACCGTTACAGTAGTCCTAGACACCCTGACCAAGGTAAACCAAGATAAGGTGCTAGAGCTAGAAATCGGTGACATTGTTCAGGTTCGGTTCGAGCCTTCTGACATCCCGCCAGCCATCGAGCAATACTGCCGAATTATCGGGGTAAACCACGACTGGACTCCTGGTAGCAAGAACATCAGCTTTGCCCTAGAACGCCTAGACTTTGCGGTCTTTATCCTGGATGACGCGGTACTCGGTCAGCTAGACAATGACCGCCTTGCCTACGAGTAGTAAACTAAACTAAGAACAAAAGGAAACCAATGCCAAGAAAAACCTTTACTGCAGGAGATGTCCTAGCTGCTGCTGATGTGAACTTGTATCTCAGCAACGAGACCACGCTGACTGCTTCAACTGTCACTGCTTATACAGTCACAACAGATGACCGCTACAAGATTCTGGAGTTTGACTCTGGCTCAGCTACCACAGTTACATTCTCAACCGCTACAGCTTTTATCGCTGGCGAGCGCGTAGACATCTTGCAGGATGGTGCTGGGACTGTCACAATAAACAGAGCCTCAACCGCCGTTACTCTTGCAGGTCGAGGAACCGCTGGAACTGCTTACACTATTGGTCAGCGTTATGACGCTGTATCTGTGATCTGTGTGGGTACTAACTCATACAGAATCGTAGGAAACGCAAGCGCGGTCTGATTATGAGGGGAATTGCTTTTGGTATCCTCTCAGCGGCTGGGGCCAGTTTAAGATTTGCTATTGAATACCTAGTTATTGCAGGCGGTGGCGGTGGAGGTAGAGCTTCCTATGGTGGTGGAGGTGGAGCTGGTGGATACAGAAGCTCTGTATCAGGTGAGAACTCTGGAGGGGGAAGTTCGGCTGAATCTGCTTTAGTTCCAGTTATCGGGGAAAATTACATTGTTACCGTTGGTGCTGGTGGGCCTTCAATGACCAATGGCTCAAATTCTATTTTTAGCACTATTACTTCAATCGGTGGTGGTCGAGGTGGTTCTGAAGACGGATCTAGATTTAGCGGAGCAAGCGGTGGTTCTGGCGGTGGAGATTCTCTAAATGTCGGAACTGCTGGTGCAGGAACTGCAAATCAAGGTTTTGCTGGTGGTCAAGGAAATGCTCCAGTCATAAACAACGGTAGCGGCGGTGGCGGTGGTGGAGCAGGATCTGTTGGCGTAAACTCTGTCGGAACTGTTGTCGGTAATGGGGGCAATGGTGTCACTTCTAGCGTTACTGGTTCTTCGGTAGCTAGAGCTGGTGGTGGTGGTGGTTCTGGAACCGCATATTTTACCCAGCAAGGTTTAGGTCAAGCTGGTGGAGGAAATGGCGCTATTACTTCACCAACATCTGGCACAGTTAATACTGGTGGCGGTGGCGGTGGTAGAGCAGATTTGTCAGGTGGCTCTACTGCGGGTTCAGGCGGATCTGGAGTAGTAATTATTCGCTACCCTGCCACTCTTTCAATAGTTGTCGGTTCTGGTCTGACATTTTCAACCACAACAGTAGGTCTCCGCAGAGTGACCACTTTTACTGCTGGTACAGGAAATGTCAGATTTATACAAGGTGCGCCACTTTCAGCGGTTGCTGGGTACTTCCTTGGTGGAACGACTGGCACAATTGTTAATACAGTAGATAAGTTCGCTTTCCCGAGTGATACTAGAACGACTTTAGGAACTGGCCTATCTGCTGCAACACAACAACACATGACTTTTGCTGACTCAGGAACTGCTGGTTATTCGGCAGGTGGCTTTAATGGAACGGCAGCAGTTTCAACAGTAGATAAGTTTGCGTTTCCCTCTGATAATCGCACAACCTTAGGGACAGGCTTATCTGCCTCTGCCAGACTAGGTAATGGTTTTGCTAACTCTGGCGTGGCTGGGTATGTAGCTCTAGGTAGCACTGGTTCCAATGTGGATACTGTTAACAAGTTTGCTTTTCCTGCTGAAACTCGAACTACTTTAGCTACTGGGCTTTCTATTGTTAAGCGCGAAGGTGCCGCTATGGCTGACTCAGGCACGGCGGGGTATGTCGTAGGTGGTGTAAATGGAACGAAATACAGCGTAGTAGACAAATTTGCGTTTCCTTCTGATACAAGAACGACACTTGGAACAGGGCTTAGCAGTGTAAATAGCGATCCAACTGGATTCTCAAATAAGACAGTTGCTGGCTACATTGCGGGTGGTTCTGATTTAGGTAATTTACTTAGCCGAGTAGATAAGTTTGCTTTCCCTTCTGATACTAGAAGCACACTAGGTACTGGGCTTTCATCGGCTACCCGTTTTCAGGGCGGTATGTCTAATGAATTAGTCGCTGGTTATTCTGGTGGTGGTGCTACTCCTGGTGGTAGGACAGCAACAGTAGATAAATTTGCCTTTCCGAGCGACACAAGGACTACACTGGGTACTGGACTCTCCTCAGCGAGAGATGATGTAAGAGCTTTTGCGGATAGTGGGACAATCTAATGTTTGATGAAATTGACAAGGCAATAGCAGAAGTACAGCAACCACGATCTAGGTTTGAGATAGAGAGCTTTGTTCTGGGGCAACACGCAACTCCTGAAATGAAGTATTACCAAACTGTTATTGAGCTACAAGACATGATTTACAAATACAAGCTTGCTCAGATTGCTGTAAAAAAGACAGAAGCCAAGATTGCCAAACTACGCTCAACTGGCGATGAACTTGATGAGCTAAAAGCGCAAGAGAGAGAGCTTGGGCTTGCTCAGACTCGATTCACGATGCTAGGTGCCGAAAGAGAACTTGCTCACCTAATAGACATCTGGAACGGCTTTGAGCATAAGTTCACAAGAGCGGAGATTGAGCAAGCTCAACCTGATTACTGGAAAGCCCGACTTACAAATAACGCTAGAGCTATGCTTATGGGCGGATCTAGTGTCAATGCGGCACACATAGAAGCTATGGAGCAAGCTGGGGTACTTGAAAGCTTCATCGTTGAAGTTGAAGCTGAAAAGAAAGAAATAAAATGAACTACGCAACTTGGAAACTAAACTTTACTAATTCAGAATACGGAACTGGCCCAGAGGACAAGATTGCCGAACTGGGTTATGGTGCTGAGGGTGCTTGGGTCGCTGGTCAAGCAGAAGACAACGGGATTATCCTCGGCTATGTCACAGAACCACAAGACGAATCGCAACTAACAGCTTGGGATTTTACAAACATCACCGAAGCTGAGGCTTTAGCTTTTTGTCAAGCAATAAACTCAAATGCTTACTTACTGCCTGATGGCACAATCACAGCACCGCTAGAAGAAACTACGATCTAATGGCACATTACGCATTTCTTGATGACAACAACATTGTTACTGAGGTTATTACAGGGATAGATGAAACTGAGCTGATTGAAGGCTTAGACCCTGAAATTTGGTACGGCAATTTCCGAGGACAGGTTTGCAAGAGAACAAGCTATAACGGGAACATCCGTAAAAACTACGCTGGAATTGGGTTTACTTACGATGTAGCCCGTGACGCTTTTATCGCACCAAAGCCTTTCAATTCATGGGTGCTAGACGAGGAAACCTGCCAGTGGCAGTCACCTGTGGCTTACCCAACTGACGGATTTACCTACACTTGGAACGAGGCAGAAACGGCTTGGGAGCTAATGGACTTTTCGGAGTCTAACTAATGGCTGAGGAAACAACTGGGGTACGCATTACCCAGCAAGCAATTTACGCCAAGCAACTTGAGCATGGAGAAACCCTTGTCAAGATCCTTGAGAAGCTGGACCACTTAGACGAGGTTCCTGCTCGCTTGAGAGAGGTAGAGCTAACACTTGCTCGCCTGGCTTGGATTGAAAAAGTTGCTTACACGGGATTGGGTGCTGCTGTAATTGCTCTAGTTGGCTCTGTAATGAACATGATTGGAAACTAATGAAAACCAAACCTCAGATGCCCTTAGATGGCAAGTTCAAGAAGGACTGGAAAGTCACTAGCCCATTTGGTTGGCGTGTTCACCCTATTGAGAAGATAAAGAAGCATCACCACGGCGTAGATTTGTGGGGTCCTAAGCCAAAGATTTGGAACGAAGCCTGGCATGACGGCACTGTGATTGCTGCTGGTACATCAAAGCTCAAGAACGCAGACGGATCATTGGGTGGGGTCGGATGGTATGTAGACCTTCGGTCAAAGATAAATGGTGAATGGTATGTCACTCGCTACGCCCACATGGTCGAGAACTCTCTGACTGTCAAGAAGGGCGATAAAGTCAAGGCTGGACACAGACTCGGCATCATGGGCAACACAGGAGCTTCGGCTGGCCGTCACTTGCACTTTGAGATTTGCAAAGGCAGAGTCCATCGCTGGACAGTAGATGGTAAGAACTTTGTAGACCCGCTGAAGTTCGTTAGAAATACAATCGAGCAATGGGAACTAGCCCAGTCAATCCCACAGGCAACTCCAGACACAGGAGAGGTCCTGCCTGCACCTACACACGAACCAGAACCAAAAGCCCCTCAGCCCCCAAAGGTGAAACCCAAGAGTGCTAAATAGATTAGCCAAGAATAAAAGCCTACGACTACTGTTTGTAGGCTTTTTTCTTTTCTTTATGGCTTGGCAGCCTACCCCCGCCTACGCTGGACAAGCTTGGGCCTCAATAACCTGTGCCGACTCGATTGGCAATCAAAGAACATTTCAGACAGGATGGAACAATGAAAATAACTACTTTTTGGACAAGGGAAACATTGCGCAGCACTTTTGCGAAGGTGGGTTTGCTGGTCCTTTCACCAGCTTTGTTAGCGTTGTTTCTAATGACGGCGGGGAGCTGGATAATGCTTTGCTTTACCATCCTGGTTACAGTCCTGCTCCCACTCCTAGTCCTACTCCTATGCCTGAACCTAGTCCTGTGGATCAAACAACGGACACAACAGTAAGGACAGAAGATGTTGAACGCACAGAAGATGTTGCTCGCACTGAGGAAGTTGTCAGAGATCCTGAGCCAGTGGCTTCGGTGGCTCCCGTAGCGCCTGAACCAACCCCAGAACCCACGCCAGAACCAGAACCTACTCCAGAACGCCCTGAGAAGCCCGTAGAGCCGACAAAGGCTCCAGAAGTCTCAACACCTAGCCCTGAGCCTTCTGAGACTCCTACGAGCCTTCCAGAGCCTCAAATTCCAACCGAACCTGCTCCAGAACCTACTTTGCCAGAAGAAACAATCAGCATCGAACTAGCGTTAGAAGCAGTCGGTAAACTGGTAGATAACCTACGCTCAATCGGGTCGGATCTAAGTCCAGAAGTACGGGAGCAGGCACAGCAAGTAATTGTTGCATCTGTTATCGTCACCCAGGTCGCATTAGCAGGTAGGAAACCTTGAAATTTCTAAAAGACCAACTAGATCAGGTCTGGACCATTGTTGGTCTAGCAATTGCTTGGGTCGTACTAGAAGGTACAGCTAAAGACTTCGCAGGTTGGGCAATCCTTATCACCATTGCCATTTGGGCAGCAACTTACCCTCTACGAAAGGACTGACCTATGTGGTTAGACATCGCACGCAGAACCCTAGCAGTAATCATCCTCAAGGTCACAGGAATTTTTGTCGGTGGTTCGGTTATCGGACTTGAAGTAATGCAGGCTGTAGCTATGGCTGCTTTTGCTGGAGTTATAGATGTGGCTCAGGAGCTTTCACGGGCTTACCTGTCAGACGGCGAAATTGACCCAGAAGAAATAAACAAGACTTTTGGCAAGATTGGCAGCAAAGAAGTCAAGAAGGACTAACTTCTTCTTCTTTCGCTATCTGTAGTTCCGCCCCAAACGCCGTGCATACCCGCTGAAACTGCGTAGTCAAGACACATGATTTTGACTGGGCATTGTGAGCAAATTGCCTTAGCTTCATTAGCAACCATTTTTCGGTCATGGGGACTGCCCACAAGATCATCAGGGAAAAACAAAGTCGGGTCCACGGCGCACCCCACTCCGCCTGGAATCTCTCTAATGGCTTCTTGAAGCTCGATGTATTTGCGTTCTAATTGTCGGTGGCTCAGCATAGGTTTACATTACATAAAAAACCCGCTAATGTGAAATCCCACACCGAATAGATGTGGGATTCACGCCAAATGAAAGAGAGGGAAACACTTGGCCTTATCTAAGCTACCAAGCGTAATAAACGAGATACAGGATGCCGTACTCTTAGGAGACTTTGAGAACGGCTCAGACGAATGGCATGAGCTACGAAACGAGCAGGGCGCTATCGGTGGTTCTGACATCGGAGCTGTTGCTGGATTGTCGCAGTGGGAAAGCCCCTACACCAAGTGGGCAAAAAAGACCAAGCAAATCCCAGATGACTTTGAGCCAAATATGTCAATGCGACTTGGAACAAAACTAGAAGCACCAATCCTAGAAATCTTTAGCGAGGAACATCCTGAGCTAGAAATCTACACAACAGGAACTTGGGCAAACAAAGAAGAACCTTGGATGCGTGCAAACCCTGACGCACTCTACGCAGACTCAACTGGTGAGTTCGGAATCCTAGAAGTCAAGTTCAGCAGGGACTACTGGACACAAGTGCCTCAGTCTTACCGCGCACAAGTTCTTTGGTACATGCGGGTATTCGGTTTGAAGAAGGCAAAGCTTGTCGCACTTGCAGGCTCCAGCTACCAGGAGTTTGACATCGAGTGGGACCAGTTTGAAGCTGATGCTTTATTTGCTGCTGCGATTCGGTTCCGCAACCATGTGACGCAAATGAGACCGCCACAGTGGGATGGCTCGATGTCTACGCTAGAAACTGTAAAGCGCCTGAACCCAAACATCGCAGACGGAGAAGTAGACCTCGATGACTTGGGTATGCATTACTTCAACAAGTTGGATGAGTTCGACCGTGTTGAAAAGGAACTGACAGAGCTAAAGAGTAGAGTCCTATCTGCTATGAACGGCAACAAGAGGGGCTTGATTTACGGAGAACACCGAATTAGCCTCAGAGCTAGAGGTGCGGGACTTCCGTACCTGCACCACGAGAAAGGGAAATAAATGGCACACTTCAATCTGTCTGACTACGAAACCGTAGAGGAGCGCATCAGGCGTTTTTACAAGGACAATCCCGATGGTCGAATCTTGACGGACAACATCACCACGCTTCAGGACCGACAGGTCGGAACCTGGGTGACTAAGAGCTACATCTTTCTGACAGCACAGGACCAGGAAAAGAACTTGGTCAAGGCAACTGGACTAGCGTTTGAGATTGACTCAAGCAAAGGACCACAGGCAACATCTGCCCTTGAGGTATGTGAGACCAGCTCGATTGGTCGCGCACTAGCTAACGCTGGCTACTCAGGAAACAAGAGAGCATCAAGAACTGAGATGGAAAAGGTGGCTAGAGGTCAGACTCCAGTTGCACCGCTAAAGGATTGGCTAGTGATGGCTCAGTCAATGGGCGATGACCTAGACGGTCTTAGACTGTTATACAGCGAAGCTAAAACTGCCAACGCTCCAAAAGAAACGCTAGATAGGATTGCCGAAATTGCCAATGGATCATCTGGAAATGAACATTCTGATAGCAAGCCTGCGGGAAGTTCAGGAGTGTCTAAATGAGCAGTGGGCTAGGGGCAACTACCCAGATGTGGACAAGATGTGGGCGCTACAAAGGGAAAAGGGAGAGAGACTAAAAAATGGAGATTATTTCACCAACACACATCATTCAGGAACTCCAGAGGCTAACAGCGGAGATGGACAAGGGCAGTAACGCCCTCTATGACGCTGAGTGCAAGATGGCAGATGCCGAGGCTGCTTACGACAAGGCTGTCTCACTAGCTTTTATAAACAACCAAGGAACGGTGGCAGACAGACAGGCTGTGGCTAAGTTGCAGTCTGTAGACGAAAAGCTGAAAGCTGACCTAGCTAGGGCTGAGTTCAACAGGGTGAAAACCAAGATGAAAACCCTGTCAGATCAGGCAACAATGATGGCTGTCATGTCTAAGAATGTTGAACTTCAGTGGCGGACACCCTAGCTGGTAGCCTTGAAAGGTGATTGCTGAGAGCTGCTCCTGTGGGGCAAAATTCAAAACTGACGAGGCTAAGGCGATAGCCCTAGTCAGAGAATGGCGCAGGAAGCATCATTGCCAGGAAGCTGTTGCAGATACTAGAGACTACGAAACTAGCTCTACTATCGGCTTTTCTGCTGATTACACTGGCACAGGACTAGACCTACCCGCGAAGAAATACGACCCTTGGGAAGATGAATAGCAAAGAGTTTCAAAAGTACATAAGACGAGATGAAGGAATCTGTTGTCATTGTGGAACGGATGACGATACACTCGTGCCACAGCACAGACTCGGAAGGGGAATGGGCGGGTCTAAAGAACGAGATGTTCCGTCAAACATAATCGTAATTTGCTCATTAGCCAACGGACAGTTAGAGTCAAATGCAACCTTCGCTCAGATGGGCAGAGATTTCGGTTGGAAGCTGACGCAGGGACAGGACCCAAAGAAAGTTCCTGTTTGGTTGGCAGACGGCTGGTATTTGTTAGATGATGAGTTTGGAAGAAAAAGGGTAAACCCGCACAAAGAAGCGGACTAGAAAGAGGGAAAAGAGAGATGCCACTAATTCGTGGACACCACAGCTTTGATGACCACTACACCCAGATACCGAATGATTGGGTGCGTGACAGCAGAATCAGCCTAAAGGCGATTGGCTTGCTTGCTCAGATTATGAGTCACAAGCCTGGCTGGAACCTAAGCCTGCGCTCTATAGCTCGTATAAATGAGACTGGTGTTGGCACAATCAAATCTGCTGTTGAGGAGCTTGAGCAGTTTGGATACTTAGTTCGGTCAAAGAATCAGCTTCACAACGAAGACGGCACTTTTGCCGATTATCTGTGGACAACTGCTGACCCGTTCCAAAACCCCGTCACGGTGAAAACCGCACACGGAAAACAGGACACAAAGAAGACTATTACTAAGAAGACTATTTCTAAAGAAAGCACCAATAGGGCTTCGCAAATTCCAGATGACTTTTCGGTCACAGATGAGATGAGATCTTGGGCAACTGAGAAGCACCCACTGGTAGACATTGACAAGGCAACGCTGAATTTTGTAGATTACTGGAAGTCAAAGCCCAAGGACAACAAGCAGCTTGATTGGACACGAACCTGGCAACGATGGATTAGAACGACAAGACCCGAAGCAAAGCCTAGGGTTACAAGAGAAGAAGAAAACAAGAAAGCAATTAGGGAGTTTCTAAAAAATGCAAAAGACTGAGACAGCAGAGCTAATAGAGTTTCTAAGCCTCGTAGACGGGCGCAAAATCTCTGGCGAGAAGATTATGGCTTGGCACGAGGTCCTAGGCTTCTTGGACTATCCTGTGGCTAAACAGGCAGTCATTGAAGCTCAGCGAGATGCGGCAATTCAGTACATTGAGCCAAAGCACATCTTGGGCAAGGCAAAGTCAATCCAAGACAAGGCAAAAGCCGAGGCTATGAGAGCTGAGCAGTTCAAGGAAAAGCCTTTGACATTCGGTTCGAGGATGCCAAAATGTCAGCACGGCATAGGACTATTGCTTTGTGATCCGTGTTGCAAAACAGCAGCTCAGCAAGCTGGCTTGGTAAAGTAGGTGGGTGGATGAGAACAAAGCTATCTGCTCGCGTTGCGGTTCAACTTGGACTGTCAATGCTCAGAAGCGCGACAGAACCGACCTTCGGTGCTTCTCCTGCCGTATGCGAAAATCGCTAGTTATCAAGTACGGTAGCCAGAAGTGTGTCACCTGGCAGGGTGAGTTTGACCGTGAGACGCTAACTGTCCCAATGTACGAAGGACACCCAGTATTGCCAGGATTACGCAGATGTGGTCACATAGACTGCGTAAATGCTGAGCATGTTATCCAAGCGGATGACTAAAATGGAAGAAAAGAAAGAGAGGCTGTAATGGCTACCATCGAAGTAAAAGGGAAAATCGGCAGGATTTTCTACGAGAACAAAGGTCTTGAAGTAGTTGAGACTTACACCACCAAAGCAGGCAAAGAAGTAAACGCTTACTACACCGTTTGGCTAAACACCCCTGGCACTTTTAGTGTTGGCGATGAAGTCAAGGTAAGAGGGCTTTACGGACACGAGATTTCCGAGTGGGATAACGAGGGAGAAACCAAGCGCAAGGTCAAGGTATCTGTGAACAATCCTCTAGTCACATCGGTTTCAGAAGGGTTTACCCCAACACACGGAGACACACCCTTTTGAGAATCATCCAATGGCTTCTCCCGTCATCTACTGGACTACTTTTGCTAAACCTATCTAAGACAGCAGAAGGATTCTGGAATGTGGCGGGAGTCGCTGTTGGACTTTTTTACATCTGGGCTGGCCTCAGTGCTGCCTGGATGATTTATGTTAGAAACTGAATTTACAATCTCCGTAGTCGGAGACCCTGCCTCTCAGGGATCACACGCCATTATGAACGGGCGCATCGTTCAGGTCAATTCTAAAAAACACAAAGCTTGGCGCTCAGCCATTGTCAGTACATGCATTGACAACCTGCCTGAAGGCTGGGAGCCATTAGACGAGCCAGTTGAGCTAATCGTCAATTTCTACATGTTGAAGCCAGCGTCAGTCAAACGCTCATTGCCTACCGTAGCTCCCGACTTGGACAAGCTGATTCGGTCAGTCGGAGACGCTCTAGCCATAGCGGGGGTTTATACCGATGACTCTCGCATAGTCCGCATTAGCGCTCGCAAGCTCTACGCCACAGGCATCGAACCAGGCGCAACAATCTCGGTTAGAACTATCCGACACGCCGAAGAATAAAAATACCTAAATTCTTGCTTTTTCTCTAAATTTCAGCTATTTTCATCTTGTTAGCTAAATAGCTGACATAAGGGAAAGAGGGAAAATGCCACAGGCAAGAAGGACTGATCCACAGACATCACACGATGCTGCTCGGTCAGTGAAGGATGTAAGCAAAACTAAACAGGCCATTTTGAGCCTGCTACGCAAGCACCAGACAGACATGCAACTGGTTGCGAACTACTCAAAGCTAGTCAGACAAAGCAAAGCACCGAGAGCCAGCGAGTCTGGGATTCGGTCACGCCGTGCTGAGCTAGTAAAGCTTGGACTCGTGAAGGACACGGGCAAGAGAGATGTATCGGCATCAAACCGTCAGATGATTGTTTG